CTACACCCGGTCCCTGAGCATCATTGCGAGGTCGGCAAGGTAGGGGTCGTGGAGGAGTTGGCGGGCTTCGCGCAGGCCTGCCCAATGACGGCGGCGCTGTTCCTTCTCGATCCATTCCTCATGCTGGTGCGTGACGAGCAAGGGAAACATGTCGACCTCGATCGGCGTGACGCGAACGCCGCGCCGTTTGATGGTGCGCCACGAGCCGAGCGGTATGTCGGCGACGGTTCCCTCGACGCCTGCTTCTTCCAGTGCTTCCTGCGCGGCGGTCTCATGCGCGGTGAGGCCTTCCATCAATCCGCCTTTTGGAAAGATCCAGCGGCCGGTGCGCCGCGAGGTGACGAGCAGCACCGCGACCTGGCCGTCGACCAGCGAGTAGGGAATGGCCCCCGCCTGCCGCTCGATGGCGGACTGGCGCGCGACGAAGCGGAAGCGGAGCCTGGTGGCAAGACGTTCGAGCATGGAGGTTCCCCGGAGCAGCGGGGCGAAGTCTATCCGACTCGCGAGGGAGAGCCAGACCCAATCGCCCTCTCTCGTTCTTCCACCCTCCCCTTGAGGGAGGGTCAAACCGCTGCAAGCGGTTTGGGGCGGGGTCTCCGAGGTGCTGCGGGTTCAAACGTGAACGTGTTTGCTCGATTTGACGCCGCGACCCCGCCCCGAAAAATTCTTCGCGTTCCGCTCGAATTTTGTCGACCCTCCCTCAAGGGGAGGGTGGGAAGAAAGAGTGGCGGAGAGGGAAAAGAAACGACGTTCAAAGATATCCCCAATTGTCAGCGCGGCGCTCCATACCTACCTTCCATCCATCTCCAGAATTGCGCGGTGAGGAACATGGCAGCGAAAAAGGCGGCCGTGAAAGCGGTGGCGGCCGAAAAGCCGCCGCTTCCGCTTTCCGATGACGACATAGATTGGGAAACGATCCGCGCCGAATATGAAATCGGGACGCGCAAGCTCACCGAGATCGGCGCCGATCACGGCATCAGCTACAACAAGATATTGGGTCGCGCGCGGAGCGAAAGCTGGCCGAAGCGCGGCGAGGTTGCGCAGGAAGTAGCACTTGCCGCCGAACTTCCCGACGACGCCGAAGCGCTGGCGGCGCGGCTGACAAGGCTGATCGCCCGCGAGATCGCGGATATCGAGCGGCAGAGCAAGGTGACGCGCGACGACGCGGAAGGCGAGCGGCAGGCGCGGCGGCTCTCCTCGCTCGTGCGCTCCATCGACAAGCTCCACGAAATCGAACAGGCGGCGAGGCTGGCGAAAAAACATGACCCTGCAACCGACAAGGCAAGACGCCTCGCCGAGGACAAGCGGCTGCGCGCCGAACTTGAACAGCGGCTTGCTCGCCTCTTTGCCGCCGCCGATGCGGACGGAATTCGTGAAAGGGCTGACGCGGAAGGAAGTGCGGCTGCTCTCTGACGATTGGCGCTTCTGGGCGCGGGAAGACCAGCTTGCGCCGGAAGGTGGCTGGACGACCTGGCTGGTGCTGGGCGGACGCGGCGCGGGCAAGACGCGGGCCGGCGCCGAATGGGTGGCGGCGGAAGTGGCGGCGGGCCGGGCGGGCCGCATTGCGCTGATCGGCGAGACGCTGGCCGATGCGCGCGAGGTGATGATCGACGGGCCTTCGGGCCTCCGCACCATTGCGCGGGAGGACGAGAAGCCGCGATACGAGGTGACACGAAAGCGCCTGCTCTGGCCGAACGGCGCGGTGGCTTACGTGTTTTCGGCGGGCGAACCGGAAAGCCTGCGCGGGCCGCAATTCGACGCGGCCTGGGGCGACGAGCTGGCGAAGTGGCGCTATGCGGAAGCGGCCTGGGACATGCTGCAATTCGGGTTGCGCCTCGGCGAGAACCCCCGCCAGGTGATGACGACGACGCCGCGCCCCGTGCCGGTGCTGAAGCGGCTGATCGCGGACAAGACGACCGTGACGACAAGGGCCGCGACGGCGGCGAACCGCGCGAACCTCGCCGATGGATTTTTCCGCGCCGTGATCGCGCGCTATGAGGGCACACGGCTCGGGCGGCAGGAACTCGACGCCGAGCTGATCGACGACAACCCGGACGCGCTGTGGAAACGCGAAGCGATCGAGCGCGGCCGCGTGGAACGGGCGGTGGAGTTCGTGCGCGTGGTGGTGGGCGTCGACCCGCCGGCGACGAGCGGTGCGAAGTCGGACGAATGCGGCATCGTCTGCGCCGCGCTGGGCGCGGACGGGCATGGCTATGTGCTGGACGACCGCTCGATGGGCGGCCTCTCGCCGCTCGCCTGGGCGAAGCGCGTCGCCGGATGTTACCGCGCGCATGAGGCGGACAGGATCGTCGCGGAATCGAACCAGGGCGGCGAGATGGTCGGATCTGTGATGCGGCAGGAAATGCCGGATGCGCCGATCCGACTGGTGCGGGCGACGCGCGGGAAGGCGGTGCGCGCCGAACCCATCGCGGCTTTATATGAGCGCGGGCTGGTGCATCATGTGGGTGCCTTCGCGAAACTCGAGGATCAATTGTGCGACTGGGTGCCGGGCGGGAAGAGCCCGGACCGGCTGGATGCGTTGGTGTGGGCGTTGACGGAGCTGATGCTGCGGGGCGAGGCGGGGGTGCCGAGGATGCGGAGGTTGTAGGGGGTGGTTGGCGGCTTCTTCTTTCCACCCTCCCCAAGGGGGGGTGGGAAGATGTGCTTGTCGGACAACATTCAAGCCAACCTAAAATTGTCATCCCGGCGGAAGCCGGGATCCATCTGACTCTCGTATTTGTGTTGTCCGCCCATGGGCCCCGGTGTTCCCGGCTTTCGCCGGGACAGGCGCCGGGGTGACACTGAGATTTTATTTTCGTCCGGTGGCAAAAGCGCCGATTCCTTCCACCCTCCCCTTGGGGGAGGGTCAAACCGCTGCAGGCGGTTTGGGGCGGGGTCGCCGAGGTCCTGCGGGTGCGGGCGCGAGCGTGTTCGTTGTATTTGGCGCCGCGACCCCGCCCCGAAATTTGCTTCGCTTCGCTCTCAAATTTCGACCCTCCCCCAAGGGGAGGGTGGGAGATTCAATAGGTCAGCGAGGCATAAAACAAAACTGTCATCCCGGCGGAAGCCGGGATCCATCTGACTCTCGTATTTGTGTTGTCCGCCCATGGGCCCCGGTGTTCCCGGCTTTCGCCGGGACAGGCGCCGGGGTGACACTGAGATTTTATTTTCGTCCGGTGGCAAAAGCGCCGATTCCTTCCACCCTCCCCTTGGGGGAGGGTCAAACCGCTGCAGGCGGTTTGGGGCGGGGTCGCCGAGGTCCTGCGGGTGCGGGCGCGAGCGTGTTCGTTGTATTTGGCGCCGCGACCCCGCCCCGAAATTTGCTTCGCTTCGCTCTCAAATTTCGACCCTCCCCCAAGGGGAGGGTGGGAGATTCAATAGGTCAGCGAGGCATAAAACAAAACTGTCATCCCGGCGGGAGCCGGGATCCATCTGACTCCCGTATTTGTGTTGTCCGCCCATGGGCCCCGGCTTTCGCCGGGGTGACACTGAGTTTTTTGTTCTCGTCCGGTGGCTAAAAAGAACCGGGATGACACCGAGTTTTTATTTTCAGTTGATGGTCAAAAAGGGAAGACAGATGCCCAATCCGTTGACGTCGCTGGCGCGGCTGGTGCGGCCGCGTGAGGCGAAGCACTCGCGCGTGGCGCCGGTGATTGCGTTGCATATGCAGGGGAGGGCCGTGTGGACGCCGCGGGATTATGCGCCGCTGGCGGAGGAGGGCTATCAGCGGAACGCAATTGCCTATCGCTGCGTGCGGATGATTGCCGAGGCGGCGGCGAGTGTGCCCTGGCTGCTTTATGACGGGGCGCGGGAGCTGAGCGAGCATCCGCTGCTGCGGCTGATCGAAAGCCCGAACAGGGGGCAGGCGGGGGCGGAGCTTTTCGAGACCTGGTACAGCTACCTGCAGGTGGCGGGGAATGCCTATCTCGAACTTGTGGAGGTGGACGGGGCCCCGCGCGAGCTTTATGCGCTGAGGCCAGACCGCATGAAGGCGGTGCCGGGGCGGGCGGGCTGGCCGGAGGCTTACGAATATTCCGTGAACGGACGGAGCGTGACTATTCCCTGCGGCGAGCGGAGCCCGGTGCTGCATATGCGGCTCTTCCACCCTTCCGACGATCATTATGGCTTGAGCCCGCTGGAAGCGGCGGCCTATGCCATCGACATTCACAATGCGGCCGGCGCCTGGAACAAGGCGCTGCTCGACAATGCGGCGCGGCCTTCCGGCGCGCTGGTCTACAAGGGCGGCGAGGCGGGCGCGAACCTCACCGAAGATCAGTTCGAGCGGCTGAAGCGGGAGCTGGCGGAAAATTATCAGGGCGCGGCCAATGCCGGGCGGCCGCTGCTGCTGGAAGGCGGACTCGACTGGCAGAGCATGGGGCTTTCGCCGAAGGATATGGACTTCATCGAGGCGAAGCGGACGGCGGCGCGGGAAATCGCGCTCGCTTTCGGCGTGCCGCCGATGCTGCTCGGCATTCCGGGCGACAATACCTATTCCAATTACCGCGAGGCGAACCGGGCCTTCTGGCGCGGCACCGTGCTGCCGCTGGTCGGCCGCTCGGCACGCGCGCTGACGCATTGGCTGGCACCCCGCTATGAGGGGAAGCTCAGGCTCTGGTATGACGCCGACCAGGTGGAGGCGCTGGCCGCCGACCGCGACGCGCTGTGGGCGCGGGTGGGCGCGGCCGATTTCCTCAGCGACGAGGAAAAGCGCGAGGCAGTGGGCTATGGCAAGGTCAAAGCGTCTTCGACTTGAGGATGTTTCGCACCGTGGCGACGAGGCCGACCATGCCGAAGATCATGAAGACGAAGCTCGGGCCCTGTCCACGCATCTGGTAGGAGAGGAAAAGCAGCATGAGCGCGATGACGAGACTGAAGGCGCTGTGCGGCGAGAATTTATAGCCCTTGATCGCGACGAGGGAGGGGACGGTGCCGCCTTTCGCGCGGGTTCTGTCTTCGGTCCAGATGAGCAGGATGGGCCCGCAGGCCAGCACCATGCCCATGATGAGGATCATCCATTCGTCGCTCGTCATCTTGTCTCGTCTTTCGCGGTGGAGAAGGGATCGGGTGAGGTGGAAATGACAGCATACACAAAAGATGGCGAACGCGCCTGGCATCTCGACCGCCGGGTGCCCATCGCCGTGATCGTGACGCTGCTGCTGCAATCGGCGGCGGCGCTGGTCTGGGCCGGCTCGGCGAACGAGCGGCTCTCGACGCTGGAGGTCCGGGCGGTGCGGATCGACGAGATGGTCGAGCGGACGGCGCGGCTGGAAGAGCGGGCGAAGGCGGCGAGTGCGGCGCTGGAGCGGATCGAGGCGCGGCTGGCGAGATAGTTCTTCCGCCCAAAATAACATGTCACCCCCGGGCTCGACCCGGGGGTCCAGGGCGGCAAATGCTGAGCGAGCGGCCCTGGATTGCCGGGTCAAGCCCGGCAATGACGAATGTATTTGATGTGAAGGCGTCCCATGCGGGCGCCTTTTTTGTTGGGCCTTGCGCCACGTCGCAACCATCCTTGAACGGAGGAAGATTTTGAGTGGAATGAGAGGCGGCGAGCGCAAGGCGGCGCGGTTTCTGGCGAAGGCGGTGAAGCCGGATGGGACGTTCGAGGGCTATGCGTCGCTGTTCGGGGCGGAGGATCTCGGCCGCGATGTGGTGATGCCGGGCGCCTTCCGCAAATCGCTTCTGAAGCGCGGGCCGAAGGGCGTGAAGCTGCTCTATCAGCACGAGCCCAATGAAGTGATCGGCATCTGGACCGGGATCGCGGAGGATGCCGAAGGGCTCTTCGTGCGCGGGCAATTGCTGCAGGACGTCTCCCGCGCCCGCGAGGTGCTGGCGCTGATGCGCGCCGGCGCCGTCGACGGATTGTCGATCGGCTATCACGTGGTGAAGGCGGAGAGCGACCGCGCGAGCGGCACGCGGCGGCTGATCGAGGTCGATCTCTGGGAAATTTCCGTCGTGACCTTTCCGATGCTGCCGCAGGCGCGGGTGCGCGCGGTGAAGGGGGCGCGGCCGACGACACGCGAATTCGAACGCTGGCTCATGCGGGACGCTGGGCTGAGCCGGAGGGAGGCCCGGACGGTGATCCACAAGGGCTTCAAGGCGCTGACCTCCCCGCGGGACGCGGGCGGGCCCGGCGATGCGGCGCTGGCACGGGCGCTTCGCCTGGCGGCGCGGCTTTTCAACAACTGACCATCATCACAGCTAACGGAGTGGACCCATGTCCCATTGGAATGACGGCGTGCCGCGCATCGGCGCGTCGCTGAAGAAGGAACCGCGCGCGCCCGAGACGAAAAGCGCCGAGACGCGGAGCGCGAGCGCGCATGAAGTGCGGGAAGCGATGGACGAATTTCTCTCGTCCTTCGAGGATTTCAAATCGGCGAATGATGAGCGGCTCGGCGAGCTCGAGCGCAAGCTCACCGCCGACGTGCTGACGGAAGAGAAGGTCGACCGCATCAACCGCGCGCTCGACACGCAGAAGAAGAAGATGGACGAGCTGACGCTCGCCGCCGCCCGCCCCGAGATCGGCGGCACCCGCGCGGGCGAGACCTATGCGGGGCGCGAACACAAGCGCGCCTTCGACCGCTATGTCCGCAAGGGCGAGGCGCATGAATTGCGCGGGCTGGAAGCGAAGGCGCTTTCGGTCGGCTCCGATCCCGATGGCGGCTACCTGGTGCCGGTGGAGACCGAGAAGCTGATCGACCGCATCATCTCCGAAGTCTCGCCGATCCGCGCCATTGCGGGCATCCGGCAGATCGGTTCGGCAAGCTACAAGAAGCCCTTCGCCGCCGGCGGCATGCAGACCGGCTGGGTCGGCGAAACGGAAGCGCGGCCGCAGACGGCAACGCCGTCGCTCGCCGAAATCGAGTTTCCGGCGATGGAGCTCTATGCGATGCCGGCGGCGACGCCGACGCTGCTCGACGACGCGGCGGTGAACATCGACCAGTGGCTGGCGGAAGAAGTGCAGACGGCCTTCGCCGAACAGGAAGGCGCCGCCTTCGTCATCGGCGACGGCGTGAAGAAACCGCGCGGCTTCCTCGACTACGACATGGTGGCGGAGAATGCCTGGGAATGGGGCAAGCTCGGCTTCATCGCGACGGGGAACGCGGGCGGCTTTCCGACCTCGAACCCGGCCGACAAGCTGATCGACCTCGTCTATGCGGTGAAGGCGGGCTACCGCGCCAATGGCCGCTTCGTCATGAACCGCTCGACGCAATCCTCGATCCGCAAGTTCAAGGATACGGACGGCAACTATCTCTGGCAGCCGGCCGTCGCCGCCGGTCAGCCGCCGACGCTCCTCAACTACGCGGTGACGGAAGCGGAGGACATGCCTTCGATGGAAGCGGGCGCTCCGGCGGTTGCCTTCGGCGATTTCCGGCGCGGCTACCTGATCGTCGACCGGCTCGGCGTGCGGGTGCTGCGCGATCCCTACAGCGCCAAGCCCTATGTGCTCTTCTACACGACGAAGCGCGTGGGCGGCGGCGTGCAGAACTTCGAGGCGATCAAACTCCTCAAGTTCCAGGCCTGATCCCGATGCGCGACATTCATCATGGACTGAAGGTGGTGCAGACGCTCGACCCCGCGCAGACCACCGCCACGCGCTACGGCGCGCCGGTGGACCGCAAGGGCTTCGAGGCGGTGGAGCACATCGTCTGCATCGGCACGGCGGGCGACGAACTGTCGGAGGAGGCCGCGATCGCCTGCGCGATCGAGGCTTCCGAGGACGGCTCCAACTGGGCGGCGGTGACGGAGCCGCGCGAGGTGCTGGGCGGGCCGGTGGACGAAGACGGTGTCTTCGCCACCATCGCCGACATCGCGGACGACCAGCGCGACTACCGCATCGGCTATGCCGGCCCCGCCCGCTACACGCGGGTGGCCGTCATCCTGACGGGCGAGCACGAGGAAGGCACGCCCGTCGCGGCGCTGGCGCTGCTCGGGAACGCGCATCTGAAGCCGGTGTGACGCAATTCTTCCCACCCTCAAGGTTGGGGGTGGGAAGATCTCATTCACAGGACAATCCATGACACTCATGCTCATCACGGGGCCGGCGGAAGAGCCGGTGACGCTGGCCGAGGCGCGGGCGCATCTGCGTATCGACGGCACGGAGGAAGACGCGCTGCTCGGCGCGCTCGTCACCGCGGCGCGGACCGCACTGGAAGCGGAAACGCGCCGTGCCTTTGTCACGCAATCCTGGCGGCTCTTGCTCGACGACTGGCCGGCGAAACCGATCCGGCTGCCGCTCGCGCCTGTGCAGGCCGTGACCGCGGTGACGGTGGCGACGATGAGCGGTGCGATGGTGCCGCTCGACCCGGCCTTCTACGAGGTGGACGCGAAAGGCGAACCGCCGCGCATCGCCGCGAAACGCGGACAGGCCTGGCCGATGCCGGCAACGCGGCTGGCAGGCATCGCGGTGGACTTCACGGCGGGCTATGGCGCGTCTTCCGCCGTGCCCGCGCCGCTGAAACAGGCGGTGCTGCTGCTCGCGGCGCATTGGTTCGAGAACCGCGAGCCGGTGGGCAACGGTGCGCAATTGCCGCTGACGGTTTCGGCGCTCGTCGCGCGATACCGGAGGCTGCATCTGTGATCGGCGCCCTCCGCGAACGCGTGACCCTGCAATCTCCCATCCGCACAGCCGACGGCGCGGGCGGCGCGGCGGTGACGTGGGATGACGGCGTCAGCATCTGGGCGAAGGTCGAGATGCGCGGCGGCGGCGAGACGCCAGCGGGCGAACGGCTGGAAGCACGCGCGCTGGTACGCATGACGATCCGCTATCGCTCCGGCATCACGGCTGAAATGCGTGCCTTGTGGCAGGGCCGCGCCTTCAACATCCGAAACCTGCGGGACGCGGACGGGCGGCGGCGCTTTCTCGTGCTCGATTGCGAGGAGGAACGGCCATGAATGCGGACCTGGCGCTGCAGAAGGCGATATATGCGCGGCTCATGGGCGACGAGGCCCTGACGGCGCTTGCCGGCGGACGCATCCACGACAATGTGCCGGGCGATACGGCGCTGCCCTATATCGCGCTTGGTGACAACGACATGCGCGACTGGCCGGGCGGCGCGGAACACCGGCTGGCGCTGCATGTTTTTTCACGAGGCGGCGGACGGGCGGAGGCGAAGGCGATCATGGGTGCGGCGAATGCGGCGCTGCACGACGCCGCGCTGACGCTCGAGGGACATGCCCTCATCAACCTGCGCTTTCTCGATGCAACGACGCGGCGCGAGCGCGACGGCGTAACATGGCGCGGCACGATCCGCTTTCGCGCGGTGACGGAAGAGATTTTCGATACGCCGTAAATAGCCAAATACAAAAGTGTCATCCCGGCGAAAGCCGGGAACCACTCGCAAATCAGATTGTTCAGCCGTCGAATGGTTTTGGCGTTCACGGCCATTGAGCCCCGTGCTCCTCGACATCTGCTGAGGGAACCAATGGGTCCCGGCTTTCGCCGGGATGACACTGAGTTTTTGATCTCGTCAACACTCACGACCGACAGTCAGGAAAAAGAATCATGACGGCCCAGAAAGGCAAGGACCTTCTCATCAAGCTCGACGCGAGCGGCGAGGGGAGCTTCACCACTATGGCGGGATTGCGGACGCGGGCGCTCGCCTTCAATGCGCGGGCTGTCGATGTGACCCATGCGGAATCCGCCGGGCGCTGGCGCGAGCTGCTGGAAGGCGCGGGCGTGCGCTCGGCGGGGATCACGGGACGCGGCATCTTCAAGGATGCGGCGTCCGACGCAGCCGTGCGGCAGATTTTTTTCGACGGCGCGATCCGCAATTGGCAGGTCGTGATCCCCGATTTCGGCACGGTGCAGGGTCCGTTCCAGATCACGGCGCTGGAATTCTCCGGCGAGCATGACGGCGAAGTGAGTTTCGACCTGGCGCTGGAAAGCGCGGGCGAGATCAGTTTCGCGGCGTCGTGAGGCGGGCTCAGTCCCGTTCGCACCAGAGCTTTGGTTTTGGGGCCGAGCGCTTCAACTGGCCTTTCTTGTTCGGGAAGGAAGATGCTTCGTTGTAGGAGAAGCCACCGAAACGGTCATTGATATTGAATATCGCGTGCGCCCGGTTCGTCATGACCTCGCCGGTGGACTCATTTTCTATCCAGACAGAAATCGTCCGTGTTCCTATTACCTTTTTAGGACGGTCGTAATTCAGCGCATAGACCTCGCCTGGCTTTGCGTCCAGTAGCAAGGGAACAAGAACCCAACCGTACACAGGGCCGCCTCCGCCGCTGGCCCCTAGATAGAAGTTCATATAAAAGGCCAGGGCGCGGGGCCCCGATGGAACTCTTATTGACCGAACCTTAGAGCCAGGAGATTTCCCATCAATGGAGGCGATCTCGACCCGTCCTTCCTCCGTGAGGCCTTCGAGGAAAATATCGACGATCTTTGGCTGTGCCTTGACGACGGCTGTTTCGCTGCCGGCCAATGGTTCGGTGTAGGTGTTTGCGGGATCGTATGGATCCACAGGTTTGGCGAAAACCTTTTTGCCTGTTGTCGCGCTTTCTACGTACACGTTGTCGTTCTGGTCCCATTTGACGACGAAGGCATCGCCTGCTTCGGCGTCCACCCGCAACGGGAACAAGTCATCGCGATGAGCAACCACAATCGAATGGGCCCCGGGTGCAAGATCGTGGCGATCACAGGTTTCGAGCTCTCCGCCAAGGAATCTGCCGTCTATAAACATGACGCGAGACCATCTGTTACTCATTAGTCCGCTCACGATATCGCCGCGGATGGTGGCGACCGACGGGTCCTGCGGCGGCGGCGCGGGCTCGCGCTGATTGGCCGATGCCGGCGAGATGCCGAGCAGAAACAGGATCGCAATTGCGCGAATGAGATTCACAGTGCCCCCGATTTTCTTGGCGCTGCTCCTCAGCGCCGTTGCCCCGCTTCAACAATAGCTGCCTTGCGCCGCGAAAATCCAGCGGCATATCGCGGATGAAATCGAGGGATCGACATGGCCAACCGTCACAGAGGCGAAATCGAGGCGGTGCTCGACGGCGAGCGGATGACGCTGGTGCTGACGCTGGGTGCGCTGGCGGAACTGGAGCAGGCTTTCGGCGGCGAGGACATGCTGGCGCTGGCAAGCCGCTTCGAGACCGGGCGCATATCCGCGAGCGATGCCATTCGCATCATCGGCGCGGGACTGCGCGGCGCGGGCTATGAGCGCAGCGATGCGGATGTCGCGCGCATGACGGCGGAGAACGGTGCGGGCGGTTTCATCGCCATTGTGGCGGACCTGCTGTCGGCGACCTTTGGCGGAAGCGCGGCGTGAGCGAGGCGCGCTTTCCCTGGGAAGAGGCGATGACGCTGGGCCTCGGCACGTTGCGGCTTGCACCGGACATCTTCTGGCGGATGACGCTGCCGGAGCTGGCGGCGGCGGCGCGGGCTGCGAGGCCGGACCGGACGGACGGCACGATGAAGCGCGGCGAGCTTGGCGCATTGATGACGAGATTTCCCGATTGAGGATCCCATGACCGAAGACAACGATCCCGAAGCCCTCACTCTCGCGATGGAGGCGGCGGCGGAGGCGACGCGCGCTTTCGGACTGGAGACGCAGCGGACGATGAAAGCCGTGACCGAGGATTTCCGGCGCGCGGGCGCGGGCGGGCGCGACTTCGGCAGCGCGGTGGCCGGCGCCTTTGACGGCATTGCGCTGAAGGGGCGGTCGCTTTCGGATGTGTTGCGGAAGCTGGCGCTCGATCTGTCGCGCATGGCGCTTGAAAGTGCGGGCAATGCGATGGGGAGCGCGATTTCCGGCGCGATGGGGAGCCTGTTCGCCAGCGCGAAGGGCAATGCTTTCTCCGACGGGCGCGTGATGCCCTTCGCCAAGGGTGGCGTGGTGTCGAGCCCGATGCTCTTTCCGCTGCGCGGCGGCACGGGGCTGGCGGGCGAAGCGGGCGCGGAAGCGATATTGCCGTTGCGGCGCGGCGCGGACGGGCGGCTCGGCGTGGCGGCGGAAGGCGGCGGGGGACCGATGCAGATCACCTTCAATGTGACGGCGGCGGACGCCGAGAGCTTCCGCCGTTCGGAATCCCAGATTGCCGCGATGCTCGCGCGCGTGGCGGGACGTGGCGCAAGGAATCTTTAAAATGGCTTTTCATGAAATTCGGTTTCCGCTGGAAATCGCGCTGGGTGCGTCGGGCGGACCGGAGCGGCGGACGGAGATCGTCACGCTCGGCTCCGGGCATGAGGAACGCAACTCTCCCTGGGCGGCGTCAAGGCGGCGCTACAATGCGGGATACGGCATTCGCGCTCTGGACGACATTCATGCGCTGATCGCTTTTTTCGAGGCGCGGCACGGACGGCTGCACGGCTTTCGCTGGCGCGACCGGGCAGACTGCAAAAGCGGTTCGCCGGGCGCGGGCGTGAGCGCGGCGGACCAGACGCTCGGCATGGGCGATGGCGAACGAACGGCGTTTCAGCTTGTGAAGACCTATGCCTCGGGCGAGGCGAGCTATACGCGCGTTATCGCGAAGCCTGTTGCCGGAAGCCTGCGCATTGCCGCCGGCGGCGCGGCGATGGAAGAGGGTGTGGATTTCGGCGTCGATCTTTCGACGGGCATCGTGAGTTTCGCCGTTGCGCCGGGCGCGGGCGAGAGCGTGACGGCGGGCTTCGAGTTCGATGTGCCTGTGCGCTTCGACACGGATTTCCTCGACATCAATCTCGCCGCCTTCGAGGCGGGAAGCGTCCCCAATATTCCGGTCGTCGAGATCAGGGTCTAGGCACATGAAAACCATTTCTCCGGCCCTCGCGGAACACCTGGCGAGCGGCGCGACGACGCTTGCCTGGTGCTGGAAGCTGGCGCGCGGCGACGGCACGGTGCTCGGCTTTACCGATCATGACCGCGATCTCGCCTTCGGCGGCGTCACCTATGAAGCGGCGGGCGGCTTCACGGCGACGGCGCTGGAAAGCTCGGGCGGGCTCAATGTCGACAATCTCGACGTGGCGGGCGCGCTGAGCTCCGCCAGGATCGACGAGGGCGACATCGCGGCCGGCGCCTATGACGATGCCGGGATCGAGATATGGCGCGTGAACTGGCAGGACACCGGCCAGCGCGTGCTGATGCGGAAGGGCAATCTCGGCGAGGTGACGCGGAGCGGCGCGGGATTCTCCGCCGAACTGCGCGGGCTTGCGCATCGGCTGAACCAGCCAACGGGGCGGCTTTTTCAATATGGCTGCGATGCGGATTTCGGCGATGCGCGCTGCGGCCTCGACATCGCCGCATGGGAGCGCGCGGGCATCGTGACAAGCGCGAGCGGCAGCCGGGAGATCGCGGCAAGCGGACTGGAAGATGCCGAGGACGGATTTTTCACGCGCGGCCGTCTCTGCTTCACCAGCGGCGCGAATGAAGGCGCCTCGATGGAAGTGAAGGCGCATCGCGCGGGAGGCCGCATCGAACTCTGGCGGGCGATGGCGCGCGGCATAGCGGATGGCGACACCTTCACCGTGACGGCGGGCTGCGACAAGCAGTTTGGCACATGCCACGCGAAATTCGCGAACAGCAAAAACTTTCGCGGCTTTCCGCATATGCCCGGCAACGACTTCGTGCTGGCGGGGGCGAGCGGCAGGACAGACGGCGGAAAGCGCGGCTGAGATGACGACACGAGAAGAAATTGTCGCGGCGGCGCGCGGCTGGATCGGCACGCCCTACCGCCACCAGGCGAGCGTGAAAGGTGCGGGCACCGATTGTCTGGGGCTGGTACGCGGCGTCTGGCGGGAAATATTCGGCACGGAGCCGGAAGCGCCGCCGGCCTATACGCCGGACTGGGCCGAGACGCCCGGCGGCGCCGGAGGCGAGACGATGGCCGAGGCGGCGGGAAGGCACATGACTGCGATTGCATGCGGCGATGTGGAAGCGGGCGACATCATGCTGTTCCGCATGCGCGCGCACGGACCGGCGAAACATGTGGCGATCCTGAGCGGCGGCAACCGCATGATCCACGCATGGTCAGGACGCGCCGTCGTCGAAACCACGCTCGGCCGCTGGTGGCGCGCAAGGGCGGCTTATGCATACCGTTTTCCCGGCCTGGAGGGCTGACGCATGGCGACGATCGTTCTATCGAGCGCGGGCTCCGCGCTTGGCAGCGCGTTGCTGCCCTCGGGCCTCAACTTTTTCGGCGCGACGATTTCAGGCGCGGCGATCGGCAGCGCCATCGGCACGATGGCCGGCTCCTATGCGGACGCACAGCTTTTCGGCAGCAGCACCTCGGCGGAAGGCCCGCGCCTCAACGATCTCCACGTCATGGCATCGACCGAGGGAGCACCAATTCCGCGCGCCTATGGCCGCGCCAGGCTGGCAGGGCAGGTGATCTGGGCGACCAATTACCGCGAGCGGACGCGCAGGCGCTCTGCCGGCGGCGGCAAGGGCGGCGGCTCATCGGCAAGCGTCACCGAATACAGCTACAGCGTCTCCTTTGCCGTCGCGCTTTGCGAGGGCGAGGTGACGCGCATCGGCCGCGTCTGGGCGGATGGCAAGCCCTTGTCGCTCGCGAATGTCGCCTGGCGGCTCCATGCGGGCGGCGAGACGCAGGAATGCGACCCGCTGATCGAGGCGGTGGAAGGCGCGGCGCCCGCCTATCGCGGCACCGCCTATATCGTGTTCGAGGAGATGGATGTCACGCCGTTCGGCAACCGCATTCCGCAGCTGAGCTTCGAGGTGTTCCGCACGCTCGACCATGTGGAGGGGCTGGTGCGCGCGGTGACTGTGATCCCCGGCGCGGGCGAGTTCGTCTACGACACGGCGGCGCCGCGCGAAATATTCAGCGAGACGTCGAGCCGCGCGATCAACATCCATACGTCGGACGGCCGGGCAGACTTTTCCGTGGCGATGGACCAGATGGAAGCGGCGCTGCCGAACGCGAAGAGCGTTTCGCTCGTCGTCTCATGGTTCGGCGACGATTTGCGCTGCGGTGAATGCAGCGTGCGGCCGAAGGTCGAGACGGCCCACAAGATAACGGCGCCGGGAAGCTGGAGCGTCGCCGGCCTCTCGCGCGCCGCGGCGGGCGTCGTGAGCATGATGGACGGAAGCCCGGCCTATGGCGGCACGCCATCCGACGCATCCGTCACGCGCGCCCTACAAAACCTGCGGGCGCGGGGGCTCGATGTCGTCTTCTATCCCTTCATCATGATGGACGTGGCGCCGGACAACACGCTCACCGATCCATGGACCGGAGCGGCGGGGCAGCCCGCCTATCCATGGCGCGGGCGCATCACCTGCGCCCGCGACCTCGACGGGACGGACGCGGCAGCGGCGCAGGTGGCAGCCTTCTTCGACGGCGGCGCATGGTCCTACCGCCGCATGGTGTTGCATTATGCGGCGCTCTGCGCGGCAGCGGGCGGCGTCGAAGCATTTCTCATCGGTTCGGAGTTGCGCGGGCTGACGCAGATACGCGATGCGGCGGGCGACTATCCAGCCGTTGCGGCACTGAAGACGCTGGCGGCGGATGTGCGCGAGATCGTCGGGCCGGATACGAAGATCTCCTATGCCGCCGACTGGTCCGAATATCGCGGGCACGATGCGGGCGGCGGCGAGTTCATCTTCCATCTCGACCCGCTCTGGGCCGATCCCGAGATCGACTTCATCGGCATCGACAATTACGCGCCGCTGACCGACTGGCGCGACGGCCACATGCATCGCGATGCCGAGGACGGCTGGACCTCGATCTACGACCTCGGCTATCTCCGCAGCCGCATCGCGGGCGGCGAGGCGTTCGACTGGTATTATGCGAGCGAGGCGGACCGGGCGGCACAGATACGCACGCCGATCACCGACGGCGCCTATGGGAAGCCATGGGTGTGGCGCGCGAAGGACATCAAGTCGTGGTGGACGAATGCGCATTACGACCGGCCGGGCGGCGTGGAAGAGACGACGCCGACGGCATGGGTGCCGCAATCGAAGCCGATATGGCTGACGGAGACGGGATGCCCGGCGGTCGACAAGGGCACGAACGAGCCGAATGTCTTTACCGACCCGAAATCGTCGGAGAGCGGGCTGCCGCATTTCTCGCACGGCACACGCGACGATTTCATCCAACGCCGCTTCATCGAGGCGCAAATGTCTTATTGGGATCCGGCGCATGACGATCACAGCGCCGGCACGAACCCGGTTTCCGGGATTTATGGTGGGCCGATGGTCGATCCCTCGCGCGTCTTTTTCTGGACCTGGGATGCGCGTCCTTTTCCGGCCTTTCCCGAGCGGTACGATCTGTGGGCGGACGCCGAGAACTGGCAGCTCGGCCATTGGCTGAACGGACGAATGGGCGCGGCGCCACTGGCGGCGCTTGCCAGTGCGATCATGCATGATGCGGGCTTCGATGCCTTCGACGCCGGCGCGCTGACGGGCGTGGTGGACGGTTTTGTCATCGACAGGATCATGTCGCCCCGCGCGGCGCTCGAACCGCTGATGCTGGCCTGCTTTTTCGACGCCGCGGAAAGCGAGGGCACCATCCGCCTGCGTCATTTTGGGGAAGCACCGGCGACCGTGCTGACACCGGCGATGCTTGCAGTGACTGAGGAGGCGGCGACGCCCGGCTACCGGCTGACACGCGGGCAGGAGACGGAGCTGCCGGTCTCCGCGAAGCTTCTCTATATCGAAGGCAATGGGGAATACCGGCAGGCGGCGGTGGAAGCACGCCGGCTGTCGGCGCGGAGCGAGCGCGTGTCGACGGCGGCGCTGCCGATGGTGCTGGGACAGGCAAGCGCGCAGGGCATCGCCGATGTCTGGCTGCAGAAAGCATGGAGCGAGCGCGAGCGCGCGACGCTTTCGCTGCCGCCGAGCCTGATCGCTCTCGATCCGGGCGACATGGTGGCGCTGGAGCTGCCGGAACGCACGGCGCATTACCGGCTGACCGCGGTGACGGATGCGGGCGCGCGGGAGGTGTCCGCCGTCGCGCATGAGGCGAGCCTGTTTGGCCGCGCGGCAGCACCCGCGCGCAGAGCGGCACCGAACGACATGCCGGTATGGGGAACGCCGCTCGCGGTCCTTATGGACCTGCCTCTGCTGGCGGAGACGGATACGCCGCACACGCCGCGCATTGCCGTGGCGGCCGATCCCTGGCCGGGCGGGATTGCCATTTACAAAAGCGCCGGAGCGGGCTTTGCCCTTGATCGTATCGTGCGGCATGCCGCCACAATCGGCCGGACGCAGACGGCGCTGATGCCGGGCCCCGCGGGACGCTGGGACATGGCGAACAGCCTTGTCGTCCGGCTGGTGAGCGGCGAGCTGGCAAGCGCGGAGGCGGCCGCCGTGCTGGCGGGGGCGAACCTCGCCGCGCTCGAAACGCCGGAGGGCGAATGGGAAGTCTTCCAGTTTTGCGAGGCGGAGCTTGTGGCCGAAGACACATATCGCCTCGCAGGCCTTCTGCGAGGTCAGGCGGGGACGGAGGGAGCAATGCGGTCGCCGCTCGAAGCGGGCGCGCGCTTCGTCGTTATGGATGGTGCGGTGAGCGAGCTGGGAATGGCGGATGCCGAACGCGGGCTGGCGCGCGAATGGGCATACGGCCCCGCGCCGCTCGCCTTCGACGATCCCTCCTATGAGAGCACCACGCGCGCGTTCGACGGCATTGGCCTGCGCCCGCTGAGCCCTGTTCACATCCGGGCGCATCGCGGCGCGGAGGGAGCGATCGACATTCGCTGGACCCGCCGAACGCGGAGCGGTGGCGACAGCTGGGCCGGGCTCGACGTGCCGCTGGCCGAAGAGGTCGAGGCCTATGAGGTGGAAATCCGCGACGGCGAAACCGTGAAGCGTGTGATTGCCGCATCGGCGCCTCAGGCGAGCTACAGCGCCACGGCACAGACGGCAGATTTCGGCAGCGCGGATTTTCCCAGTCTCGAAATCACCATCCATCAGTTGAGCCGCGCTTTTGGACGCGGCGCGGGAAGGAGCGTTCGCCTCGATGTCTGACAGTACTCATCTCGGCCTGCCATATCTGGAAGCGGCGCAGGCGCAAAAGCATGTGACCGTGAACGAGGCGCTGCGGCGGCTCGACGCGCTGGTGCAGCTCTCCATTGTTTCGCGCAGCCTTGCCACACCGCCGGACGCGCCCGAAGAGGGCGCACGCTATATCGTGGCGCCTTCACCGACCGATATGTGGGAGGGACGCGCGGGCAAGGTTGCGGCCTTCATCGACGGGGCATGGGTCTTTTTCATGCCGGGCGATGGCTGGCGCGCCTGGGACGAGGAGGCCGGAGAACTTCTCGTCCGGTCCGGCGGTACGTGGAATACGGTCGGCGGCGCGGGTGGACCCACCAGTGCCCACGGCGCGACAACGCGCATGAGCATTGTCGAGGGCGACCATGTGCTGGCGGCGGGCACAGCCTCGACGCCCGATTTCATGATCCCGGACCGAGGCATCGTGCTCGGCGTTACGGGCCACGTCATCGAGGCTGTGACCGGCGCCAGCGCATGGCATCTCGGCGTCGCGGACGACCCCGAGCGATATGGCAATTACATAGGTGTCGCACCCGGCAGCACGGTGATCGGCGTGAGCGGTATGCCCTGCGCCTATTACGGCGCGACGCCGCTTCTGGTGACGGCACAGGGTGCTGCCTTCACGGGCGGAAAGCTCCGTCTTGCCATCCATTGCCTCGAACTGACCGGGCCGGCCGCCTGAGGGGAACATTCCAGCATGGATGCTTCCCTTATTGACATTGTTCCTATTTTGTTCTCTGATAATAGGATTAAAAACCTACAACTCGACGCACGTGGAGACAATAAGGGATGGGCCGGGCAAGCGATCTCTTCGACGGCACCCCGACTCTTGCCGAAATGGCGGAAATCGCCAACGAGGTCAGCCAACTGGTGGGGGACGACGAAAGCGAGGAGAGCCGTGTCGCTTTTGCCTGGATGCTGCTCAACCGGCGGGCCGCCAGAGAACAATTCGATGGCGGCAAAAGGCCGGCGAACTTCGCGGATGCCGACTTCCTGCTCTCACTGGCGGCGCTGTGCCGTGCCTGGGCCGGCGCGGTGCCGGATCCAACGCGAGGCGCAACGCAATTCCATCCGCATACGGAACTACCCGGCTGGGCGCGGCAGTCCTCGCCGCGCGCGCTGATCGGCGGAAATTTCTTTTACGCGCCCTGATCCTGAAAGGAGAGGGCATCACACCTGAAAGGAACAGATATGGACTTTCTCTTTTCCGGCTTCTTTTCGGCTGTTCTCGGCGAATGGCTCGAAGCGATACTCGCCATTGTCGGTGCGGCCTCAGCCGTGGCGGCGGTGACCCCGACGCAGAAGGACGACAATATTGTCGCGACAATCTCTCGAGTGGTCGATGTGCTTGCGCTGAATATTGGCCATGCCCGCCGACGTTGATCGAAGTATCGCCTGAAAGGCCGGCCGCCTTTACCGGCAGCCGGCCGCGATACGCACAGTATTGAATAAATAGATAAAAACACCGCAATTTCGTTAGATTTCTATTAGCAAGTAGCTGTCTAAAATCTCCATTGTTGCGTACCCCAGCCCGGAAAATGATGTCATTGCGGCATCGTGACCGTCTGAAATGAAGCAGGGGATACCGATGGCGAGGAAGATTTTTTATAACCGCCGCTCCCGTCGCCGACTGGTGGCCGCGACCGGCCTCATTGTCTCCGCCGCGATGCTCTTTTCCGTGGGTGTCTACGCCGGCAAGACCTTTCCATATGTGTTCAGCGCTTCTACCTATCTGAACATGGAGGCAGCTCCCGTCACGCTTGCCGCAACGGAATTCTGA